GACGCGGGTGACGTTGGCCGAGCGCTCCTGCTCGGTCTGCCCATCTCGACGTGCTGCGTCGATCCGCGCCTTGGACTCATCATCGATGAGCTTGAGCGTGTCGGTCGTCGCTTGCCGGCGCAGCGTGGTCTGCTGGGTCAATGCATCCCCAAGCAACTGCGTCGACTTGGTGATCAGCGCCGTTTCCGACTGGGTCTTGAGGTCGAGCGCTGCCTGCTCCTGCTGGTAGCGCGCTTTCACCGCCTCGATCTGCCGCTGCAGGTTGGCTTCGACGATCGAGGTCATCCCCTTGTAGGCCTCGGCCATCTTGGCGGTCGAATCGTTGACCACCTGTGTTGCCTTGCCGACCGCCTGCTCGACCTCGCCCAGACGGGACTTGAGCTTCTCCAGGGCCGTGTGGACAGCCTCGACGCCACGTCCCACGGCTTCCTGCGTGCCCTGGCGCACGGCTTCCAGCCGCTTGGCGATTTCCTCGGCGGTGGTGCCAGCGGTGTTCATCGCGGCTTTTGCTGCCTCGGATCCCTTGGTCGCATCGGCGTACATCTCGCCGAAGATGCGGTTCATCTCGGCCAGGCGAGCCTCATGCCGCTTGGTGGCTTCGGCAATGGTGTCGGAAGTGAAGATGGCCGCGAACGCCTCCCACCGGTACTGAAGCTGCTCGACCGCCTTGACGAGCACCTCCACCATGAAGATGCCAGCCTTGCGCACGATCTCGAACTTCTCGGACAGCCAGGTGCCGATTTCCCAGCCGACCAGGAACGCTCCCAGAACAACGAATGCGGTCTTGAGCACACCCACCGTCGCCACAGCCGCCGAAATCGTCAGATTGGCGGTCGCCCACGCGGATGCCGTGGCATTGGCCGCGAGCACAGCGGCGGCCCCAGCGGTTTGCCAAGCGGTCACCAGGGCGGGCAGGAAGCGGTAGATCAGGACGGCCAGGCCCACATCCTTGATCACGGTGAGCCACTTCATCACCGTGTCCATGTTCTGCGCGAGCCAGGTCAGCGCCTCGGACAGCTTCTTGGTCATGCCGGTGGACTCATCCATCTTCTGCACCCACTGCCCGAAGGCGTTGCGTACACGCTCGATGGACTGCGACACCGTGGCGGGCATGCTGGCGTATTCCGCCGCCAGCTTGTCCTTCTGCGACAGCAGCGCCTGAACTACGACGTCGGCCGTGAGGCGCCCCTCTTCGGCGAGCTTGCGCAGCCGCCCAATGGGCGCGTTCAGACCGTCGGCCAGAGCCTGCGCCAGACGAGGTGAGTTCTCGACGACCGAGTTGAATTCTTCACCCCGCAGCACGCCCGCCGCCAGTGCCTGGCCGAACTGCAGGAGAGACGCCTGCGCTTCGGTGGCACTTGCGCCGGAGATGCGCAAGGCCTGCGATATGCTCTCGGTGATGGTGAGGGCGTCCTTCTGCTCGCCACCCAGCATCCGCACCGACTGCTGCAGCTTGCCGTACAGCGCGGTGGTTTCCTGCAGCGGGACACCCATGCGCTGGGCGATCTCGAAGAGCGCTGCTTGGGCGACCTTGTATTCATTCGTCCCGGCCGTGGCCAGCTTCAGGCGAGCGCCCATCTGGTTCCACGCGTCGGCCAGTTCGATGACCTCGCGCAGTCGGCCCGCAAATTCGAAGGCCGCCAGGAAGGCCACCAACTGCGTCTTGGCGCGGCCGAACTGCTCGGAGAACGCCGAGACACCGGCCTTCACCTCCGCCAGACCATTGGTGGTCTTCTCGCCGACGGTCTTGGCGGTGGTGGAGAGTTCGCCCAGACTGCGTTCGGCCGAGGCGACGGCGCGCTTGAGCCCGTCGTCCGCTCCTTCGAGGGCGACAAGGATGGAAATGCGATTGGCCATGGATCAGTCGACCGCGCGCAGTTGCTTTTCGATCGCTGCAGACAGGCGCGGCACGCGCGTGGCGACCATGCGCTCGATGTCCAGGCGCTTGCGCAACACGACCTTGGGCACGAGCACGGCGATCGGAATGTCGGCACCGCGCTTCAGACGTTTGACGCCTTCGGCCTTGCGGTAGCGGCGCTTGAACCCCGAAAGCGTGCGGTCGTATTCCTGCAGGTTCTCCGCCATCAAGACGATGTTCCCCTTCGAGTTCTTGATGAAATAGGCATTGCCGCCACGCATGAGCTCGGCGATCTGCGCTTTGAAGCGCTTGCGCCCCACGCGACCATGCAGCGGGATCAGTAGTCGCCCGGCGATGACGCCGCCGGTCTCGTGGATCCGAGACCAGGGGATGCGGGAGCCGACATAGAGCGCCGGATAGCGGTTCGGATCCCGGTCCAGGACCTTCGCTGTGAAGCCCTTGATGAAGGACTTCTTGACCACGGCCATTTGACCGGCGACTTCGGCGCGCACGTCCTGGCGCAACTCTGCTGCCTCTGTCGCCATGGCGCGAGCGACCGCCTGCTGGACCTTGGCCCGAATCTCCCCGCCCCAGCGACGCAACTGGGCAAGGCCTGCAGCGCTGTCGATCCGGATGGAAACCTTCATGGCGACTGGGCCCGGTCGACCAGGCGGTCGAGCGTCTGGTCCAGCTGGCGGGCGTCTCCTCGCGCGCCGATCGCGATGAGCGAGAGCACACGGGCATCGCGCGCCGCATCGGAGCGCTCGCACGCCGCCACGAATCCCTGCACCTGCGCCAGCGTGTAGTCGAGGATGTCGGGCATCCGGTGACCGTGCTCGATCAGGTGCTGGACGGCGTCGAACCAGCCGCCACCTGCGGCAGCTTCGTGGTTGCGAACAAAACGTCGAGCTTGGGGATCACCTGCCGGGTAAAAAAATCGGCGTTGACCTCGATCACCTTGGCCGCCAGCAAGATGGCCTCGTCCGCAGCCAGATCGTCGACCCAACTGCGGGGCTTGCCGACAGCAATCGAGATAGCCGACAGCAAGTCCTCGCCGCGCTCGCCGAACAGGGCCAGCCAGTCGATGTCGGTGGCCGTGATCTGATGCATGACCGGCGAGATCGCGCGCAGGAAGGCCGGCATCTGTCCGACCTTCAGCGGTTTGATGGCCAGCGTCTCGCCGGCCACCGACACGGTCAACGCGGTCGGGATCAGGGTGTCCAAGTCGCTCATGGATCTCCCCTTACAGCTGAACGATGCGACCGAACTGGCCGAGTACCGCGTCGTAGCCTTTGGTCGTGTCGGCCAGCAGCGAGCCTTCCAACTCGAACTTGTTGTAGTCGTCCGAGATGAAGGAGATCTCCTTGAGCGGATCGAAGGCCACGCGGTACAACTCGACCAGGACCTTGGCGTTGCCCTGGGCGGTGTTGATCCCCTCCAAGCGCAGGAAGCGCTCCGGCAGCGCCTGCGTGAAGATGCCTATGTCGGTGACCACGCCGTAGGCATAGGCCGCCTTGAAAGGCGCGGTGAAGCCGGTGGTGTCCAGGAATTGGACGGCACCGAAGTCCAGGTCGGCGGTGTAGTGCGTGCCAGCGGTGAGCGTCGCCGGTGTTCCGGAGGTATCGGTCACCACCAGGCTCGACACCCTGGGGTGGGCGAGGAAGTAGCGGTCGCCGACGACCGGCGTGTCACCGCCAAAGGGCTCGGCCGTCACCGACCCAGCCGTGCCGACGACGTGGTTGCCATACAGGGCGAGCGCCAGGTTCTCCTTGGTGAACTCCTCGATGGTCAGCTTCACGGTCGCCGACTTCTGCTTGACCATCCGGTGATCCAGCGAGCGCTGACCAGTCTGGCTCTCGTAGTGCTCCAGAACGTCGGTCTTCAGTGACAACTTCAGCTCGGCCACGTTGCCGGGCGAGCGCACCTCGATCGGCAGACCGGCGATATCGCGCTTGCCGAGAAACACTCGGCCTTGAAAACTTGCATAGGTGCTCATTGCTTGGGTTCCTTACGTTGAATGGGAGAAAGGTCGACGGATGGGTCGGTGGGAGTCCGGACGGGCTTCGGTTCCAGCGCGGCGATGTCGTTCGCCAGCAGCCATTCGGCGGCGTCGGCGTCGACCTCGATGCGGTCACCGGGTCCGTAGGACTTGCCCGCGTGCGTGTGCGGGCGCGTCAAAACGAGTCGGGTCATGGGTGTCATCCTTGGGTTGCCAGGTCTTGGGCCAGCGTTCGGTAGGTGATGCGGTAGCGCGCGGGAATAGATGCGGCGACGGCATCGGCGTCCTCCACCTCCCACTCGCATTCCTGCTCACGGATCCCGAGCGCGAGTCCGCCCAGATTCAGGTCGGACATCAAGGCGGCGTGGGCGGCAGTCAGCAGTCGGTCTGCCTCCGTCTCCGGAACGACGGGAGGCACCGCACGGGCCAAGGCAACGATGCGAACCGTCAGTTCTCGGGTGACGCGGTCGTTGGCACGCTCGGCGATGGCATCCGTCTCGGGGAACACCACCAGTGCCGGGCATTGCTCGCGCGTGACTGCCACCGACGGTGATCGGTGGACTGAGGCGCCCAAAGCCTGTGCTGCCGGACGCACAGCCGCCATCACCGCCAGCAGGATCTGCTCGCGGATCGAATTGCCAGCCATGGCTTCAGACCCGAGTGAGACGGGCGCGTCGCTCGGTGCCGTCGCCCACGGACCGAACTTCACGTACCAGATAGGTCGCCGACCCGATCTGGACCTGCTCCTGGGCTGCCAGGCCCGTGAACACCGATGCCGGGAATGTCATGGCGTACTCGGTGCTGACGGTCAGACCATCCAGAAGGGACTCGTCCGGACAGGAAAATCCCACTGAATGCGACTGCTCCGCCGACCCGTCCGACGGGCGCCAGACGCAAGCCTGGAGCAGGCCAGCGCTGGCTGCCGCCGCGTAGACGGTTTCGACCAGGCCCATGGATCAGGCCGCCGTGAGCTTGACCAGCACGCCGGGGCGATGGCACATCGGCAGCGGGTTGGACTGCGTGTGCAAGTCGGTCCCCCGGTCGAACTTGCGCGGCTCCTGCTTGGCGTAGATCGCCTGCCCCAGGGTGTTGGCCGTCTCGTTGAAGTCGGCCGGCGCGAAGTACGTGCCGAAGGTGTCCACCGTACCCATCGGGAAGGCATGGGCCTCACCGGCGGCGATGAAGCGACGGCTGGTGCCGTTGACATCAGTCGCTTGGCCACGGTACTCCTCGAAGGTCACGCCGCCGAAGGTGAATCCGGCGCGCATGTCGTTGATGAGCACCGCGCCCTGCTGCCAGTAGGTGAAGGCGTCCTTGACCTTGGGGTGGTCGGTCAGCGCATCGAAGAACTCCGGCGAGCACAGCACCCGGATACCGGTCATGAACTCACCCTTGAGGTTGTCCTCCAGATGACGCAGCACGTCGGCGCACTTCTTCTTCACGTTCGACGAGGCATTGCCCAGATCGAAGCTCACGACCGCCGGCGAGATGCCGAACTCGTCATACAGGTCGTAGATCACCGAGCCGTCGGCGTCGAGGATCACGCCCTTGAGCGCGCCCATGCGCAGGTGCTCCAGCGTGATGGCGTGCTTGTTGCGCATGGTCTCCAGGTGCCGAGCCATCACGCCGGCCACCGACTCCATCTCGGTCTCCGAGCCGAAAGCACGAATGCCCTGGACCTCTTCGGGCAGGACCACGTCGTCGTGCGGGATGTGCGGGATCACGAAGGAGCGCACCTTGCGCTTGCCGCGTGCGCCGACCGTACCCGGGGCACCCGGGGGCAGCGTCGGCAGCAGATTGAGCACGCCGTTCTGCTCCTCGACGATGACCTGGCGCGTGCGCACCGGCCTGGCCGGGAACAGATCGAGCGACTCGAGGCGCCCATAGCGGTTGGGGATGACGTTGATAGCGGAGGTCAGCGCCGCCATCGAAAACGCCGGGGTGTTGAACGGGTTGTTCATGTTCAGGATTCCTTTCAGGCGGACTGACGAATGAGGATGCCGCGTGCTTCCAATGCGGCGATGGCGGCGACCTTGTGCTCGGGCGTGATGCCCGCAGGCCAGACGACGGCGTGGGATGCGACGACGGCGTGGCGTGCGAGCAGCAGGACGTTGTCGCGCTCGATCAGGCTGGCGTCGCAGTCGCCCAGCAGGATCCCCACGGGCGATTCGGTGCCGTCGGTCGCGTCCGGCTCGTAGCGCTTGATCTTGGAAGTCGCGGCAACGCGGCCCACGACGGCGCCGAGTTCGAGGCGCTGGCCTGCGGCCACGGTGACCACGTCACGCGAGTAGTTGAGGCAGTCCTCCTCGTACTTGAGGAGATCGCCCAGGTTGATAGGTTCGTTGAGTGCAGACATGGCTTCAGTCCTTTCCAGTGAGTTTCTTGACGGCCTTCATGAGGGGGTTCTGCTCCGGCGATGCGGCAGTGGCAGCAGCGTCCGGATGGATCAGGGAACTGATCTCCGTGCCCTGCGCCCGACCCGCCAGGAGCGTCTTGCGCACCTGTGCGACGCTGGCGCCTTCGCTGAGAAAGGACCGAGTGAGCCCGGGCTGACCAGCCAACTGGCACAGCTCGGCGATTGCCACGGCATCGGCGCGCACTTGGGTGACCGCCGCGTCCACTGCTGCAGCGACGTCGTTGCTGACGCTGTGGTCCTGTGGCTGCGCTGCGGCGTTGCCGCCGGTGTGGTCGGGCTTTTCGGGTTCGAGTGCCGGGTCTTCCGGCGCGTTGGTTGACTCCGGAGGGAGTCGGTCGATGGCGTTCTCATGCATCGCGGTTTTCTCCATGGGGTTGGTTGAGAGGAGCGCCCCTTTGGAGGTGGGCGCGAGAGGGGAACTGGTAGCAGCGAGGAACTGCAGGCCGGACGTCGCAGCGTTCGTGGCGAGGTAGGAGGCGAAGTCGACCAACGCCGACTCGGTGGTGCCTAGCCGATCGGCCAATCCGACGCTGATCGCGTTGGGGCCGAAGTACAGGCCGGCTTCGGTGGCACGCACGGCCGCCGCATCGAGGCCACGCATCGAGGCCACGTGATCGACGAATAGTCCGTACAGGCGATCGACTTCGGCCTGCAGGAGCGCGTAGGCATCGGGGTCGAGTGGCTCGTGCGGCGAGAAGTCGTTCTTGTGCGCACCCGCCGTCACTGCCGTATAGCGGTAGCCGTCCTGCGCATCGCGGGCGGTCTGATCGACGTGCATGGCGATCACGCCAATCGACCCGACACCGCCGGTTTGGCTCACGTAGATGCGCGAGGCCGCGCTGGCGATCGCGTAGGCAGCTGAGAAGGCTGAGTCGCTTGCAACGGCCCACACGGGCTTGACCGCACTGGCAGCCCGAACCCGCTGCGCGAGTTCGAAGACACCGCCGGCCTCGCCACCGGGTGAGTCGATATCGAGCAAGATGCCGGTGATCGAAGCGTCGGCCAGAGCCGCATCCAGCATGGCCGCCACTTGGCCATACGAGGTGAGGCCCGATGCCGCGTCGAGTCCGAGGGACCGACGCACCAGCGTGCCGTAGACCGGAATCAGCGCGATGCCAGGAGCGGCGCTGACGCTCGACCTCGGCGCCGGAACAGGGATGGCCTCCTTGGCCGTGGGCCACTGGACCCGATCTCCGAGGACGGAAAGAATGACGTCCAGCTTCGAGCGGACGAGCAGAAGCGGCGTCCCGTACAGACGGGACGCCAGATGGGGCAACAACATGTCAGGTGCCTTGAGTTAGGGCGTCCGCGCTGGCGGACGCGAGATTCGAAGACCTGGGGTTCGCGCCGGATGCGGGTCCCTGGTCATGGCGAGGGTCGGTGTCGAGCACCAGCCCCCATGCGTCGGCCCGAGCGTTGTCGGCAGCGATCTCACGGTCGACGTCTTCGGCGTCGTAGCCGTTGGCAGAGATCGCCTCCGAGCGACTCATCAGTCCCGATCGGATGGCTGACTTCATCGCCTCGGTTTCCTTCAGCGGATCCACCCACTGCCAGCCCTGCGGGATCCACTTCACCGCCTGCCACTCCCGACGACGCGCCGATCCACCACGCAGATAGCCTGGCAGGACCAGCGCGCCTTCCAGGACGGCCTGCGCCATCCATGCCGCCCAGATCGGGCGGCAGAGCTGATGCACGATCACACCGTGCTGGAGATGCTCTACGCGGCGGCGGAACTCCAGGAGACCGGCGCGGATGGACGAGTAGTTGACCTGGGTGAGGTCTCCGGTCAGCTGCTCATAGGTAACGCCCATGGCGGCGGCCACTGCCCGGAACTGCATGCGCAGGAATTCCGAGTACGAGCCACCGACATCGGCCGGCTGTGAAAACTTGATGTCCTCGCCCGGCTCCAGGATCTGCATCGTCCCCGGCTCCAGGCCGGAGAGCGCCACGCCGCTGGCATCCGCCGAGCCCTCACCGAGCAGGCTGTCCTCCGGGGACAGCCGCGTGATGAATCCGGCGAACATGGCCGCCGTCTTCTTGCGCACCAGTTCAGCGTCGTCGTACTGGTCCAGCTCGTGGAGCTTCACCAGCGCTCGGGCCAGCCACGGCTCACCCCGGATCTGCCCCGGGCGCAGCGGACGGAACATGTGGATGATCTCGGACGCATCGACGCGCACCGTGCTCATGCCGCCGTCACCAGACATCGGCGCGAGCAACCCGTCCTGCGGGTGGGATCGATACAGGTGGTACGCGACCCTGCGACCCAGCCGATCGAACTCGATGCCGGCGCGCACCAGGTTGCCGTTCTCGGCCGTGGTGTTGAGCGTCACCGGCAGGTGCTCCGGTTCGAGCACCTGGATCTGCAACGCGACAGGCAGACCGTCCTCGGGGCGGCGATAGCGCAGGCGCACCAGCACCTCGCCGCCTTCGAGCATGGCGCGGCAGGCCATGGCCTGAAGCCCGTAGAAGTCGGTCAGGCCCGCCGCATCGGCCTCCTGGGTCCAGTCGCGCCACAGGGCTTGAATGGACTCCCGGGCTGCGGCTTCGCCCACCATGGACTGCGGCTTGATGCCAGTGCCGATGGCGTTGGCCACATAGGATTCCAGCGCCGCATTGGCCCACGCGTTGCGCCGCACCAGGTCCCGGCTCTTGGCGCGCAATTCGTTCTGGGTCTGCAGCAAGGCGCCGACAGCACCCGGATTGCCGACCATCCACGCCAGGGCGCGACGGCCGCCACCCACGCCGTCATAGGTCGGCATGCCACCGAAGAGTCGGCGGCGAATGGACTGAATGAATCCCATCAGAAGCCCTTGGCGGTCGTCACGCGGATCTGCCGCGCGATGGGAGGGACCAGACCGGTAGCGGCCGATTGCTCTGCGAGCCCCGAGCGGACCAGTCGCATCGCTTCCTTCAGTTCCTCGATCGTCCGGTACTCGACGGTCTTGTCCGCGAAGGTCACACGCCGCTCCCCGCGGGCCACCGCGCCTTCGAGCGCTTCGAGTTGTTCGAGCGTGTAGGCCATAGTCATCCCACCTTGATGGCAACAAGATTGCTGCCCGCTTTGATCACGGCATTGGATGCAGCGACCTCGGATGCGAAGCGAATCTGGAGACTTCCGGCGGTCGCGCCGGTGATCACCAGTAGAGATGCAGTGGCCAGCGTGCTGGCATTGGCTGTATCGATCGCCGTGGTGGCAGCGCCAGCGTCAGCGGCGCGCTGGTTGGCAGTCGTCGCGGCGGTCAGCGAAGTGGGTGTATTCCATTGAGCAACGACCGTCGCCCCGGTGGGCACTGTCTGCGTCAGGCGAATGCCCGTGGTGGTCGCAGCGGTCTGAAACATCACCTGCACATCGACCTGGTAGGTGCTGTTCGCAGCCATGGCCACGGCCAGACCTGTCACGTTCGCCAGCGTGGTGGTGCTGTTGGTGACATCGACCGCCAAGCGCGCGATCGACAGGCGCGAGTCGGCGTTCAAGTCGACCCAGACCGTGCCATCGCACCAGTACGCCCGGTTGTCGGTCGACAAGCGAACGACGACCCCAGCCAACGTGGCTGAGGCTGCAGGCAGGGCAGCGACAACCGGCACGACCCGATAAGCCAGATCCTTCACTGTTTAGCCCATCACCACGACGCGGTAGGCATTGCTGGCCGGCGCGCTGGCGAAGTTCAGCCGCGAGGTATTGACGGTGGGCAGGCTCACGTCGCAGTTGACCTGCTCGTAGCTGCCCGATGCCTGGAACACCTGGACGATCACATCGCGGGTCGCGAAGTTGTGATTGACGTCGAACTGGGTGCTGCTGCCGTCCCCGATGGTGGCCTGTGCACGACGCGGCTTGTTCGTCCAGTTGTTGAGCTTGAGCGGTGTGACGATTCGCAGGTCGTCGGTACCGCCGTCGGTCTCGGCCTGTGTGGCGATCTCGGCGATACCAGAGCTGGTCTCCGATGCCGCGCCCACCGTCGCACCGAACTGCAACCAGGTGACGGTCGTGGTGTCGAGCACGAAGTTCACGACCGACTGGCGCCAGCTGGTGCCGGCCGACGTTCCTTCCTCCACCGTGGCGACGGCCTGCTCCAGTTCCGACGCGGTGTTGGCGTCCAGAGCGCGAGTCATGGCGATCGCAGCGCCGTTCCAGATGTAGATGCCGTTCTCGGCGCCAAGGGTCTGAGCCTTGACCAGCACTCGATCGCCGACGGCCACCGTTACGCCGTCGATCGATGCGCCCGGCGAGGACAGATTGAGGTTGGTCTGCGACGCGACGCGGCAGGAGTCCTTCCACGCCAAGCCTTCGACGGCAGAGTTCAGGTCGGCCAGCCGTGCTGGCTCATCCGGGTTGACCGGCGACGGCAGATTGCGGACGCGGGCGACCCCACCAAAGTCGAGGTCGGAAAGTTGCTTACGGGACATTCAGTTCTCCTATCAAGTCAATCGGGCCAGCCCGGCAATCGGAATGGCGAAATAGATGACGAGCTGGTTCGGGCTCGTGTGGCGGACATCGGCTTCAACTTCGGCGCCGCCGCTGTCGACGATCGACACCGAAGGCCGAAGGCCCAGGTTGTGGTTCACGGTCCAAACCCTGGCGGGCGAGACCTGTACGAACTCGTATGTCTGGCTACCCGCACCACCGCCGTTGGTCGGGCGCTCTGCCAATTCGTTGATCGCGGCGACCAGGTCTGTCTTGGCATCGGTCTTCAAGCGATCGAGGGCTCCGGTGCGCGCTTCCACGCCGCCGAAGCGCTCGGCCACACGCACCACGAAGCTGTTGAGTTGGGACTGCAGGCTCATCGCGCACTCGGTCTATGAAATCCAGCGGCTGCGAATCACACGCCGCACGAGTCGGGACGTTTTCGGGCCTCCAGATGCGACAAAGCCACCGGTGTCGGTGGCCTCGTCTGGGTTCAGTTCATGGTCATCCTCGGGCGGGTCGAGTCCAAGTTGCCGCTCCAGCTCACGCCAGTGGCGGTCCTCGAAGCGATCCAGCCCTGCGCTCGACGCGGCGGCTCGGGCGTAGACGTAGCAGTCGAGCGCTTCGTTGCGCTCCCGCACCTTTTGCCACTCCCGGATGGGGAAGCCGTTGCGGTCGCGCCGCGTGATCAATTGCTCAGCACACAGCTGCTGAATGAACTCAGCGTCGATCTTGGGCAGGTGGACGAAGCCGACCGGATAGGTCATCTGGATACCGTCCTCACCCACGTCCGCGCTCTTGCGCAGGTTGTTGTAGAACTCCAGCTTGGCGATGCCGACCGCCACCGAGTACACCTTCACGCCTCGGCGCAGCTTCTTGCCTCCCTGACTGACGTCCACGGCCGTTGGCGTGCCGATCAAGGCTGCCCCTCGGGCCACGCCCTTGACCGCCATCACGCGGGCATCCCGGCGGGACCGCACGAAGGCATAAGCCTCTTGCGTAGCAAAGCCGGTGTCGAGCGCGAACCTTGCCAATGGCATGGCAGCGCCGGAGGCATGGGTCCAGGTCTCGCCCAGCATGTCGCCCAGCAGGCTCCAGACCGCATCGCGCGAGGTGTCACCCATCAGCACCCGGTGCTCTACCAACCAGGACTCCTTGCCCCGACCGAATGCCCAAACAGATGCCTCGATCCGGTCCTTCTGCACGTCTGCGCCGCCCACCAGCAGCAGTCCGCCTCGAGGCACCGTGCCGACGGAATAGTCCTCCCGTCGCTCGATCAGGCGCTGCCAATCAGGTGCTTCGCCTTCCTCGACCCAGGTCTCTCCAAGCTCGGTGTTCTTGAACGTCTTGATGGCAGACGCCGATCCCGATTCCTTGCTGACGGCCGCCTCCCATGCGGTGGCGATGTCACGCCAACCGCGCCACCCGACCGGGCTGTAGAGAGACGACAGATGGAAACCGGCAGTCTTCCCGTTCCCATCGGGGAACATGGCTCGCCACTCGCCGTGCTCCAACATCCATGACTTGTGGTGCTCGGCTATTCGCCTGTCGCATGACTCGCACACGTAGGCCGCCGTCTCGGGCGCGCCCTTGTCCCAGCGCAGTTGCTCGAACCGCAGCCATTGCCGATGACTGCAGTGCGGGCACGGCACGAAGTAGCGCCGCTGGTCACTCGCGTCGTACTCCCGCTCGATGGCGCTCGCCCCCGAGATGGTCGGGGTGGAGACGATGAAGATCTTGCGGCGCGCGAAAGTTCTCGTCCGCGCCTCGGCCAGCGAAATCGCATCGCCTTCGCCCTCGACGTCCAGCGGATACCCATCCACCTCGTCCAGTAACAAGTAGCGAACCGGCATCGAGCGCAAGCCCACCGCGCTGTTGGCGCCGGTCATCACCAGCACGCCACCTCGAAACTCCTTGGCCAGGATGGTGTTGCCCGAGTCTCGGCTGCGCGCCGGAGCGATCAACTCAGCCAGGACACCGGACTCCTCGATCAGCGGGTCGATTCGCTGCTTGGAGTTGCGCTTGGCCATCTCCACCGTCGGCCACACCGCCATCATCGGACCGGGTGCGTGGTGAATCACGTAGCCGATCCAGTTCGATCCCATCTCCGTCGCGCCAAGCTGAGCGGCCTTCATGAACACCACGCGCTCGACCGGTGAGGTCGGCGACAGGCAGTCCATGATCGCCTTGAGGTAGGGCGTGCGACTGGTACGCCAGCGTCCGGGTTCAGCGGACGCCTTGCTCGACAGCATGCGGTGGCGATCGGACCACTCGGATACGGTGAGCAGCGGATCGGGCGTGAGCCCCTCGCGCCAGGCCCGCTCAACCTCGTCGGCGCCTTCGTAGTCGAGATCCATCATCAGTCGACCCGCGGGCGCATGTCGCCAAGTTCCTGCAGGTGCTCGCGCACGGCAGCCTCCAGTGCGACATGCATCGCGTGCGGCTCCACGCCCAGCCTGGCGGCCATCTGCGCAGAGATTCGCGCTGGCCAGTTGAGCCACGCATCGCGCTCGGCCCGTGCGAGCTTGAACACGTGGGCGATCGCTTGCGGGCGATCCACCAGTTCACCCTTCAAACGAGCCAGCCGCACCTTGTTGGTCTGTGCCTTAACGACCTCGTTGACGGTGCGCGCTTGAAGCAGTGATGTACCGCCAGCGGCCAGCGCGGAGCCAGCACCACTGTTCGCATCGGCGGCCTCCGGCGCGGCGACCTTGACCGCCTTGGCGCGCGTGCCTGCATGTGTTGGCTCGGAGTTGCGTACCCATTCGCTGTCGGCCCGACCGATGTCGATCGTTCCGTCGGGCTCCGGCGTGATGCGACCGGCCCGAATCGCCTTATGGACGGCGGTGTCGGTCACGCCCCGATGTCGGGCGTATGCGCGTATCGAGATGCCCATCGGGATGACCTCTGGTCCCTTCAATCATTTGTTCGTCATTCCTCCGGATTCCGCTTGGCTTTACTCCGAAGCAGCGCGTTCATTAGTTCATCAACAACCCCATCCAAGGACACGGACATGACCCCGATCGAGCAACTCCTGACCCAGATCGCCCGCGAGCACCTCTTCATCGAAACGCTGGAGACGCGTCGCTCAGACAGCCTCGATTTCCACGACGTTGCGGTCTGGTGCGTGCGCAGCGCCCTGGAGGCCGCCTTCAACGCCGGCGTCGAACACGCCACGAAGTCAGAGCCGACCAACAGCTGATCAAGAACCTTCGAAGGCAAGCAGAAAGCGCTTGGCTTCACTAGCGAACAGCGCGTTCATCACGTCACCCCATCAACCACCCTGAAAGGATCAGCAAATGAGCACGATGCAACTCACCCCAGCCCAACACGCCATCCTGGCCTACGCCCTCGAACACAACGCCGGCAAGATCAGCTGGTTCCCGGACAACATCAAAGGCGGCGCGCGCAAGAAAGTGCTCGACGGCCTGTTCAATCGCGCCCTGATCACCACGGACGGCACCGACTGGTTCGTTGCCGCCGAGGGCTACGACGCCATTGGGCGCGAGCGTCCCGCGCCTGCGCCCCTGATTCCCGACCCCGAGACGGAGGCCGCCGTCGCGGCCGCAGAGGCATCCTGGGCCAAGGACGGGGCCAAGGACGCCACCACTGAGCAGCCCAAGCCGCGCACCCGCGAGAACAGCAAGCAGGCCGAAGTCGTCCGGATGCTGCAGCGCGCCGAGGGCGCCACCATCCCGCAGATCTGCGAGGCCACCGGCTGGCAAGCACACACGGTGCGCGGCACCTTTGCGGGCGCCCTGAAGAAGAAGCTCGGGCTGACCATCGTCTCGGACAAGCCTCAGGGCGGCGAGCGGGTGTACCGCGTCGCCTGATCACAAAGATAG